GCTGGAAGGAAGACGAAAGAGCCGTATGGCTGAACCTCAAGTCGCCCGGACTTGCAAGGCGGGATGTCTACATGGAGATAAAATCCGCGGACGATCCCGAGTCGCTTCAGACTGCAGGCCCCGACTTCATCTGGATAACCGAGTCCCAGGACATCAAGGAAGCTGCCTGGAACAAGCTTCGACCAATGTTGAACTCTTCCGGCAGGCTCGGAAGGGGATGTATCGAAGGTATACCGCCCTTCGCGCGAAACCACTGGTTCTCAAAGCTGTTCAAGTGGTCAGAGGAAAATCCGTCGGAGGATTACCAGGCGTTTCATGCCACCAGCTTCGACAACGTTTTTCTTTCAGAAAAACAAAAGCAGGCAATACGAGATGAAAAATCCACCATGCCGGAACCCGTATGGGATCGTATGTACCTCGCGAAACAACCGGACGGCGGTGGAGGGTTCTTCCGACCGAGCAAGATAGAACTCGCAGGAAAAAGCCAGGAGATGCTTTACCCTGACGAGAGCCGAAGATATGTCGCAGGACTCGACCTCGGTAAGAAACAGGACTACACGGTATTCGTGATCAAGGACGCAAGGACAAGGGAGTCCCTACACGCAATCGAGATGTCCGGCAGCGACTGGGTAAGCCAGATCGACACGATTGCAGCTGAGATCAACAGGTGGAAAGTCGGAGACATCCGTGTTGACTCCACTGGACTCGGAGATGTCGTGTTTGACCACCTCCTGAACGCCGGTTTACCCGTAAATCCCTTCAAATTCAGCGCACAGAGCAAATATCAACTCTTTCAGAACTATTACATTGCGCTCGAGAACGAAACGGTATATTTCCCAGCCAGTTGGTCAACCCTTAAGAAGCAATTAGAGGATATTAGCATTCGCCCGTCCGGCAACGGTTCCTACTTGTTTTACAACGAGACAGGAGAACACGATGACTGGGTAGATGCAGAATTATTAGCCTTGATGGCATGTGACCCTCCGGGTTACGATAAAGGCGAGTATGATTATCTTCGTCCGATACGGCGTATGAATCCGATACGCCCTCGGCCTGCTGCAAGACCGACAAGGTTTCTTTCCAGGCTGCGGGAACAAAAAAGCAAAGAACGTATGAAATATCTCGAAGAGGCTGATCTGGTTACGTCAGATTCAAGATAACGATATGTTAGGAACAAGATGGTCTTAGAATTTGCAATAGACCCAACCGCTGTTATCGACATGGAGGCAGCAAATCCTGTCGATGAACCTGAACTGACCATGCACTGGATCAGGGAAAAGACCAGTCAGACAAATGATCTTTTCCAGAAGTTTCGCAGCCAGTGCGAACAGCTCGACGAGTTCTTCCTGAACGACTTCGAGTTCAGCGTTCCCGACAGCGGGACGATGATACGGCTGGGAACAGCACAGTCAGTTATCAACACCCTCGTATCTCACGTTACCCCGCAATTCCTCGATATATCCGTCCCGCCACCCGGACCAAGAGGTCAGGCCCGTGCCGAGACAATGGAGAAATTCCTAACCGGCGCACATCACATGGTTGAACACAGGAGTCCCGTTTACCGCGAACTTACCAAGCAGGCAGGGCTTTACGGGATTGCATGGGAGAAAGTCGAATTTATCGCGAATGAATGGAGCGACTTCCCTGAACCTCCTCCCCATGACGAGGATGCCACCAGCGAATACAGGGACAACGTCAGGGAAGTCATAGAAAAGCGTTCTATCGCATGGCCCATAAAATCCGTTGCTGTAAATCCGCAGAACGTTATATGGGATATGAATAACGGAACGCTCCCGAGATGGGTTATATACGAGTACGAAGTAGATGCCGAATGGGTACAGGCACACTTCCCCGAATGGGGCAACCAGAAAAAAGGCTACGTGACGTTCCAGGAAGTATGGACGCACTCCCAGGTCGCATATGTCGCTGATAAGCAATGGGTACTCGAGCCAAGACGGCATGGATACGGAAGACTGCCGTGGATTATGTACTGGCCCCAGATGGGACTCGACACGGGTAACTCCGAACCGGAGAACCTGTACATGGGATTGTTGAACGGCTCGCTTGACATGCTTCGGGCGCAAAGCCAGCTGGCATCCCACTATATCGATATCGTAAGCAAGTCAGCATGGCCCACCCTCGAGTTCACCGGTCCTCCCGGCATTACCGAGGAAGTCCAGGCAATGTGGGATGACACTCCTGGTGCAAAGAACGTAAAGCCACCACAGGTACAGGTCGGTATATCAGATGTTCCCAGACCCCCCTCCGAGATCGGGATTGCAAAGGAATTCCTCGACGAGGCGATCGAGGCGAACACAGTACCGGCTGTTGCAAGGGGGCAACGTCCTACCGGCGCAGCTTCCGGCTATCACACAGCAGTTTTGGCAGGAATCGCTTCATTGAACTTTGGAGCCGTAAAAGACGCAATGGAAAGAGGTCTTCAGGAAAAGGGAGAGCTTATTCTCAGGATTGTTGAACACGTAATCGATGACAGGGTGTCCGTGTTCGGAAAGACAGAAGCGGGTGTCCTCGATGCAGTTATCAAGCCTTCCGATATCAAGGGGCATTACGTCAACATTGTTCGTATTAATTCTGTTAGCCCGGAAGAGCAGGAACGAAGGCTCAACCTCTGGTCTAACCTCTGGAGGGCAGGATATGTTGATCTCGACACTGCTCTCAGGAAAGGTGGCGTAAGCAACCCGCTCGAAGTTCGCTCGAAGATCCTCGAGGAGCAGTTCATCAACTCGCCTGGCATACAGGAACAGCTTCAGGCTGCAGCAGCCGCGCGAATACCGACGATACAGAATATCCTCGAGGCAGCACAGCAGCAGGGTGGGTCACAACTACCTACACCCGAAGAAACAGCGCAAAATATTTTAAACACCCAGGGAGCGCAACAGTTGCCTAATGCAGGTAACTTCCAGCAGGGCAACCAGGCTGGAACCAGACCGCAGGCTCCCGGAACGGGAATACCATCTACGACCCGACCGGTCATGCCGGGAACAGTAGATGAAATGAGGCAGACTGCTGCTGCAATATCAGGGCCAAGGACAGGCAATGTCAGGGTTCCTGGAGCAGATATATCTCCGGGGGCAAGAGGTTAATCATGGCTAAAGCAATGCACCCGCTGGAACTAGCATTTACAAAATTTGACGATACTGCAGCGCGAATGTTCAAGCGAATCGAGGGAAGCTTCAAGGATCTCACCGAGATCCCAGAGGTGAAGCAGCCTAAAAAGCGAACTAAGAAAACGATCTACGGTCAGCAACCGCAGACTCCTTTCGGAGGTATTTAAATGGGACTATTTGGCATAGGCGATGACAACCGGATGATCTTAGATGTGCCGGTACGATACGCACCGGTACTGGGGCTTCCCTACGACCCGGATGATGATTCGGTTTGGGAGAAGAGTGATAAAAAAATTAATATCGTTGTCAGTAAGGGGAAGGGGGTCGCCAAGGCAGAGGGTGATGCTATAAAGCAGTTGATGGAATATGGGATTCCGTATCAGGCTGCAAGAAGTATGGTAGGTGCTGGGAGCAAGGAAAAGCCTTATGAAATCCTCGACGATAGTAGCGACCCCGGATGGGAAGACTGGCGATTAGATGAACTTTCTCCTGAAGAAGTTGCCGAAGGTCGAGGTAGGACAGGGAAGCTACGGGAGATTGATGTTGCCCCTGGAACTGAATACGGGCAACACGCCCCTAGAACGGCTAGTCCGGGAACTATTACTACCCCATTTGAAAGCCAGACTGTTACAGGGGAGCAGGTTGTTAGGGATCAGGTTGCTGATCCGTTTAGTACTGCCGTTGTAGGGGATGAATCTAAATCTGTTGCAGATGCCATTGCAGATATGGAAGTGGAGCGGAAAAGGCAGGCTAGTGCTGCAGCGCAGGCTGAAGCTGAAAGAAAAGCCTGGGAACTAAGAATGGAGCAGGAGCGGGAAGCTGCTGCAGAAGCTGACCGTCTTGCAAGGACACAAGCGCAGATTGAAGCAGACCAAGCAGCAGCTCGCCTGGAAGCAGTTCAGAATGATCCGAGATTCGCTGCGGAAGAAGGTCTTGGTGGAGAGCGAATGATCGATCCGCTAACCGGACAAGAGCGGGAATCCGCAGTTGGAGGTCAGGTAACGGACAGAGGTGTTATAGGAACTCAGGCTCAGACTTTAGCCGAAGTTCTTGAGTCTCAACGAGAGGCTGACCGTGCTGCTTTAGCGGGACTTGGAGAGTTTACTCCGTTTGATATTGAGCAAGATAATACCGCTATGGGCGGTGATATGGGCATGGGCGGTGGTACGGGCATAAAAGAAATGCTCAATATCTTCAACCAAGATCCTGAACGATATTACACAACCGAAACGATCATAGGCCCGGATGGTCAAGCAATAACTCAGCAGGTTCTCTCCCCAGTAGCGCAGGCTGCTTTGCAGGCGTTCAGCACCCAGCGGGGTGCAGAGGCTATGGAAACCGGCGCAAGGTTCGGTGCGGGATCACCGTTCGGTGTAATTGCTGGGCAAGGTGGAACAGCGCAGGACGCAATAGGTCTTGCAGAGCAACAGGCATATTCAGGTATTACCAGCCCGTTTGCAGCGTTGCAGACAGGTGGTGGAATTAATGACATAAGCACGATTCTCAGGGGTGGACTTTCAGCACAGCAGCAATCTGATCTTGCAGGATTACAGGCTCGTGGAGGGATATCTGCTGATGAACAAAGACAACTTGCAGGATTACAAGCGCGTGGTGGGTTAGGTGTAGAAGACCAGTTCGCGCTGGCAGGTATGCAGGCAAGAGGTGGCTTAACCCCAGAACAGATGCAAGCATTAGCCGGACTACAGGCAAGGGGCGGTCTTACTCCCCAACAGCGATACGCAGAACAGCGACTCGCAATGATGCCAAGCCTTTTGCAGATGTCACCGCAATCACTCGGTGGTTTTTCAGAAGTTTTTGGGCAAGAAAATCTTCAGAATTATCTATCACCGTTCTTTACGCAGCCGGACTTTGCAGCACAGGGAGCAGCACCTGCTGTTAACTGGGGAGCGCAACAGGCATTACCTCAATCTATGGCTCCTGCTGCCGGAACACCAATGGAACCATATGTAGATCCTAACGAATGGGGAACTGGTGGCGTACCCGTTTCTGCAGGTAGAGGTGGAGGCGTACCTATCTCGGCAACAGCCGGGGGGAATGTACCTATTGCAGCAGGCGGGGCGCAGCCTCCGGTGACAAGGCAGACTCTCGGAGGATTCCAAAGGGCAACCCCGTTTGCAAGAGGTGGGACAGAAGCAAGGGCAGCAATAGCCGGTAAAGACCTTGAAGATTACCTTGGAGAAGTAACGCCGTTTGGAGGCACAACAAGGCGTGGTGGCTTTGGTTCCAGCGTATCTGACAGGTTTACCTACTAACATGGTTAGCCCTTTTTCTACCCAGAACCCCTTCGAGAGCCAAACTGAGTCGTTCCTTCAACGCTTGGAGCGAGAGAGGCTGCAACGCCAGGCTAATATGCTTCGCGCTGCCCAACTGCGCCAACAACAGCAGCAAAGTCTGTCAGAACAGGCTCTCGTCCAGCAATACGCCCAGACGATGCAGCCACAGCAGGTTCAGCCGGGGCAGGAATATGTTCCCGAACCAACCCCATCTCCTCCTGCAGTAGTAAAAGGTATTGATGTACGTCCTGAAGATGAGCGCGAAGAGCCGTTCAGGTTTACAGAGGGATTTGCACCCGGTATCCGGTCGAATATTTCAAATGCAGCAATAACAGCTTTAGGTGCAATAGAGCCGGGAATAAACACGGCTATAGGAGTTGGTGCAAGGCTTTTGCCTGGGGATCAGGAATTCGACAAGCAGTTCCGTAACGTGATGGAAGAACGTGCTGAACAGGGCAAGGGTGC